CGACGTTCGAACCTGAGAGGCGATCTGGTCGATAGCGAATCGGTGGTTGTCGATCAGCATCGATATATCTAAGAGGTTCAGTGCGCGAACCTCGAACTCCCCGCCGGGAAACGCCACCGTGCGTCTCACCGGTACAAAATCGGCTAAAGGCATAGCTCGTCTCCGTAAAAAGCCCCCGGTTGCCGGTAGACAACCGGGGCAGGGGGAGGACTACTACGCCGCCGCTTTCGCCTCCCGAATGTAGACCATCTTCCGGCCGTCCTTCGGGATCAGGATTTCAAAGGAGAAATTCATCGTCTGCCACGTCTCGCCCTTCAGCGCGAATTCACCGCTTGGCGCTAGGCGAACATGCGGCCAGTAGTAATCGCGATTCGTCCCCTTTGGATTATCCGCGATGAACCGTAGTGACCCCTCGACCTGGGTGTTGTCGTCAACAACAAGCACCCGGTCTTGCGCCGCCACATCGTAGGTTACGGTGATCACGTCCTCGTCTTCGATATCCGTTGCCGTATCCTCGATAAAGATGCGGCCCTTATCCAGATCAACTTGGTAATTGCCATCCATCGTAACCGGTGTCGAGGTAACAGTTACCGAAACATTTGATACGGTCCCAAGACCATCGGCATACAGTTCAGTTCCAAGCTGATACCACAACCCCTTTTTAACGGTGAAATCCTCGGTTTGTGCCGTCCCGACAACAGTCGTCTGGTCTACCGGGTCCGCGATGCCGAACATCATCGCGAGGTTTTCCATATTGATGTTGTCGCACTGGAACGTACCGGCGCGATCAACCTGTAGCTGCACCGAGTCGTCCCTGATACGGACACCCTCATCGGAGCTATAGTGGTCGAGATTCTGATACGCCGTCGTCATCGTGATAGCTGGGGTGTTTCCCAGATACCGCTCACCGGTAGCAATTTCGGTATTGATAGCCGCGAACTTGTCGAAATACAGCTTGCCGCGACCGAGTGTATAGTTCTTGAGTTCACCCTGCATCGGAACCTCCGTTACGGCAAGAACGGATCACTTACATCCGTCGCCAAACCTATACCAAGCGGAAGATAGAAGAAAGCCCTGCTAGATGCCTCTTGCCGGATAGCGACACTGACCACCCCAGGTCCGATTGCCATACCGGTGATACCTTTTTTCAATCCCAAGAAGTAGGCTTCAGGATACTTCGGGTAGCCCTGATCATTGGTCTTGATGCACTCAGCCAACCGCTTCTCGACCGAAGCCTTTAGCTGGTAAGCGTCATCTGTCGGGTGCTGCATGTCGTACAAGATCCAGCCCTGTACCAGCAACACCCAGGTTTCGTGCCTCTGGACGTTGTTTTCCTCCGTCGCCGCGACATTGATGTCTGCGGTCAGATGCTCCACGATCGACACCAAGGGTGAGGGGTCTGCATCGCCAAAGAGCAACCGCCCACGGAAAACACTTTGCGACAGGTCAAAGTCATACCCGTTCGCAGGGGTAACCCCCTGCAAATGCGCGGTCAGACGCTTCAGGATATCAAGCTGTCGGCTGTCTGCCATCATCGTTTCGGTTCGTTGTGATCCTCAACGGCGATCTCACGCTCTGCTCGCTCCCAGAACTCTTCGTCCCGCCCTTCGGGCTTACCCGCTTGCTCCCATAACTGTTTCGCCCGCGCCCGGATTCTCGTCTCACGCCGGGTCATATCGCCCCTCATCGTCAGTCCCTCATTCAGCCTGTTCGACCACCTTGACAGTAGCTGCCTCGCGTTGCCGGCTAAGCGCACTGCCAACTGCACGAACCTTGGCTTGTTCCTCATTATCGGCATTAACCACGATTTCCTCGTAGATAGCCGGCGCTTCGATAGTCACGGTGTAAATAGCCATCCTCTAGACCCTATTGCCACTCAGCCGCTGGATCTGCCGTAAAAACTCAGCTTGCAGGTACACCAGCAAATCCGGCGATATGTCTACCGCCACAGTGCGGAACACCTGATCGACACTCGGGCCATACAGCAACGCGACGCCAGCGAGAGGACCAGTCGTAATCAGCTTCGCCCCGACCGTATTCTCCATCGTCTCGCCAGGGCGTAACCGGATGCCCAAGCCCACGTTGCCTGACCGCAGATTGATCAGGAACGCCCGTTTGAGGGTCACTGGACGACCGGGCTGTACGGTAACCGTTACCCCCTGTGCAGCCCGTGAACGCCGTCTCCTGCCCCTCGCCCTGGCAGTGACGAAGCCAGCCCTGGCAGTCGAGAAGCGCGCTAGTGGGGTAGGGGTAAACGCGCCTACGATTCCCGCTTCCAGCCGGTCCCCGCTAGCCCGGTATTTCAGCCTGAAGCGCTTCTGTCCAACCCCATCCGATCCGTTTAAATAACCTGCGGGGAAAGCAACTTCGGACAGCATCGCTTCCCGTGCCAACGTTAGCCCTTGCCGCTCGGCAGTCTGATTGATCGCCAAGGCTGCGGCACGAGGCGCAATCTCAGGGTACATCTTCAGGTAGCGACTGTACTCACGCAGCCCAGTCGCATCGATAATCATGCTCATGGCCGGGTCACCGTCCAGATCATGATCACCGGACCATCGGTAGGCTCACGCACATCTAAGATGAACTGGTGTTCCGGGTAGTCATCGAAGACAACGACACCACCACGCTTGGGCGTAATCCCCATTCCGGCCAACTCGTCCAGATCGAATATCAGCCGATCGATGTTCTCCATCACCCTGGCGTAATCGCCACCGGGGATGTCACCAATGGCTGCCGTAAAACGCGAATGCCACCGGACATGAAGTCCGGTGGCGGTAGCAGAAGGTTCTATGTACGACGCGATCAACGCGAACGTGGAATGAACATCACGTCGCGCCTGCCGCCTAGCGGTAAACCAATCGGTCACAGATCAATGTTTTCAGTACGCCGCCGGCCGCGCGCTTCCGGCTCCGCCCTAGGGACGGTACGGTTCTCGGTAACTTCCTCACCAGGACCAGCGGTAGCCGGCGCACGTCCCGTATCGTCTAGTGGTGCCCGTATAACGCCACGAGCGTCCAGTTCCGCAATGTATTCCTCGCTCCATTTGAGCGTGTCGGTGTTGAAACGCTCGCCCGGTCCAAGGATTACACGCTCATTTCCCTCACCGTGTGTGATACTTCCCACCACGACCCGATCCGGCATACCACGTACCTCCTATTCGGTGAACAGCTTAAAACTGTTATTTGGATTCAGGGGCACAAACAGAGGTGCCGACTGAGACATGGTGTAAACAACTGACGGGTCTGCGTTCTTCCACATCTTCGGAAATATGGGCTGTTCGACACTGAAGTTCGCATCCGCGTCCATGATCGCGCCGAACATCGCAACCATATCCAATCCCGGCCCGACGCCCACCACCACATTCGGATCAAGGAACTGCCTTGTGGTCAGAGCACCATTAAACGAATCGACATCGGAGTACCAGTTGGAATACCGGTACAAGTCAAAACGCCCACCCGTGGTGATGATCGACCCCATTGACTGCGAGTTAGAGTTCGACACCAATGGTATCACCGGGAACTCACTGCTACCGACGCGGCGGGTGGCATCGAGCAAATCCAATACCTTCTGCGACTTGATGAAATTGCCCCAGGCTGTTGCGCCAAAAATGAACCGGGTAATCGGTGCATTGCCCAAGGTGAAACACAGATCGTTCAGCCGCGCGAGATCGGCCAATGGATCGGCCGTTGTGGTCTGACTCCAGCGAGCAGTCCCAGTAAGCTGCGAAGTCAACTGCGGATCGCGACCAAAACTGACGGTGACGGAAGGGTAATCATCACCCGCAACAGTCACCTGACCGTCTTGGATCGCCTTTGACGCCATCCAATCCCAACGACGTTCGATCGCTTCACGCTCAAGTCTCAGGTTATTCACCACTTGAGCATTGAACCGCGCTTCCATCGACATGCCGCCCAGAAACGGCTCACCCATCATGCGCGAGATCGCCTTGGTCGGGTCAACCACATGCTTCGGTTTGACGTAGGCAGGGCGGAAAGACTGAGCCGAAAACCCCTGCCCACGCATGACGCGACCTTGCATGTTCGGAGCGACAAACGGAGCAAGCTTCCGGTTATCGACATCAGCCTTCTCAAACAGGATCTCTTCACGATCGGAAGTGATCGTTCGAGTCGCCATGTCCCGCCAGAAGCCATCCGGAAGATCCGCAAGCCGCTGTTGAACAATGATCAACTCTTGCGTGGAGTAGAAGGTAATCGCCATCTATCAAGTCCTTTCGCGCAAGTAGCTGATCCCCTTACAGAACCTGCCGCACACCGATGTTGCTGCCGTCGAACGCTCGCTTCCGCTCTTCCAGCGACATAAAGCCAGCCGGCCAGACCAAAGCTTGGTGGTTGAAAATCCCGCCAGTGAAATACGGGAACCAGCGATTCGTTGCGGCGGCGTCAAGCGGTTGACCCGCGATACCGATTGCATTGTTGCTGGGAGTGTCCTCGGCAGAACTGCCACCGGTCAATGTAGCACCGGATACAGTGAACCCGACATCCGCAACCCCTTCCACCAAGGTCACTGAATTACCGGCAGTCCCAACGTCTTCGGCGGCCAATGTCACCACATTACCGGATGCGGAGGCCGTCGCCTGAAAAGTTTCCCGGTTATTGGTAATCACCGTAGCAAGGTTGGACGCGGTAATGGCAGTAGTGCCACCGATCACGCATTCGACACCAGTGCCGGTGACGGTCACCCGGAAGGTTATGGCGACACCGTTAAGGGTGACAGTCTCGGCGGCTACCGGTTGTCCGCCCACCGTGATCAGCCCGGTGGCGTAACCACCACCGGCAGAAGTCCACGGCACCAGCTTACCATCGGCATTTCGCATCAAGACTTCGAACTGCCGAATCGCTTGCCCGGTTGCCGCTTCACCCTGATCGGTGACGATATCCGACTCGCCGCCGTACAGGTCAAATGGGTCAAACCGACCCTGATCGGTAACCCCGGTCGCCAGCAGAGGCGGATATGTCGCTGCCATGTTCGTCCTCCGTATTTAGGTAGGTTAGGCCGCCGCCCGGATCTTGCGGCCCGACGCCGCAACGTAATTGCTCAGCAGCCGGTTCGCAGTGGCAGACGGGTCATCGCCGTCACCGCCACCGGCATCCGGATCGGCGCCGACATTGGGGTTAGGCGAGTTGTCCATCGCAGCCGCGAACCCGCTTGCCCCCTGACGAGGATTCGCAGTCTTCCCTTCCGGTTCACCCGCTGCCGCGAGAACAGCACGCGCCTCGTCAACCGACAGAGTGGTGGC